GTGCGAGCCGCTGAACGTGAGCCAGTAGCAGCCGGCGGGGATGACTTCGAGCACGGGTAGGCTTGCAGGTATCCCCTCCCCCTCTGGTGCTGGGGGAGGTGGCGGGGGTAGGGGTAGGTGGTTTGTCATTTCGCCTCCTTCGGAATAAGCTGCCAGCTATTCAGACTGGCCAGCAGGCTCAGGTACGGGTGGCAGATCGGGCAGATGCAGACGTGATCCTGGAAGCGTAGTTGAGCAAGGGCGCGCTTAGCGTCATCGTTTTCGCTCAGGCAGGCGACTTGCAGCCGCTGGCCTTCGAGACACAAGACGGGGATATTATTCATGCTTCCACCTTTGCCAGTACAAACTTGCCGTTGATGATCCTGGCTTCCAGTATTTCGCCGGTCGTGATGTGCTGCAAGCGTGCGCCGATCGATAGCCCGTAGGGGTGCTGTTTGTTGTAGCGCGCCGGGATGGTATCGCTGTAGCCGAGCATGGCCTTAAGCTCGAACTTATTGAAGCAGGGGCAGTCGCCCCAGCAGCCGCCGGGGTCGTGGATCAGCAGCCAGGGGGTTTCGGCGGCAGGGATCAGGTTGCGGGGCAGGTTGGGCGTCATGGGTGTCATCCTTTCCGGGGGTCAATCCCTCATCGCGGCATCGTAGCCGTCTTGCCATTCCCGGGCTTCGTAGCTGCCTTCGGGATACGGGTTGCCGGTCACGCCTTCGGGGTGGCCGTCCATGCAGGTATTCCAGCCTTCCAGCCAACACTCGCTCGGGCGGCTGCGCTCGTGCGGTGCTGCGGGCGGCGCTTCCCAGGCGCCGGTGACGAAGTTGTAGATGCGCCAGGTGTTGTCAGGCATCTGTTATCTCCTTCATCTTTTGCGACCACAAGGCGCCGCTTAGCGTATAAATCACAGCAAGCGCCTCATCTGGCCGTAGCAAGATCGTAAGGTCGGTCTGGGTGCCGTCCCTGTCGAAGCGTAGGTACACCGTGTCCGGTTCCAATCCCTCGATCAGCCCAGCAGAAATCTCGCAGTTCTGGTATGGCTGCACAGCCGCACGCCAAAACTTACCCTTGCGACCATCGGCCTCAATCGTGAAGTTAACTTTTTTGCGGTTGCTCATGGCTCACCTTGGATAGGGCATCTTCAACGGCTTCTATGATTACGCTGTCAGTTGGTGCGCCGAATTCATAGATATTGTTCAGTAAATAACGAGCGGCCTTTACCAACAACTCAATCTCCGAGCGCAGGGCGTCCTCAATCGGGCGGGTGTTCCAGTATTCCACAGCTTCCTCTCTGGTATTCTCCCACCAGTCGGGAGAGTATTGGCAAGCCTTACACCCTACCCTGAGCGGACCTAAAGGATTGTCCGGCCATATTTCAATCGCAACGTCACTACTCTTGCATTTCGGGCATGGTTTCAATTCGTCACTGGTCATTAGCTTTATCCTTATTTCTGGTTCTGATTGTTACAGTTTGTATAACGCTAGTTGCTGCGCTCCATCGCCTCAGCCACCCACGCGGGCATGTACGTTTCAACCCACGCCCGCGCCGCCCGTCCGCGTTTGTCCTGCTTTAGCGTCCCCAGGAAGTAGTGCATCAGCAGGTCAGCTAACCCCTCATCCGGCTGGCTTCCCTCCGCCATACTCTCCGGGTGATATCCATCCCACAGTCCCACGCCCACAAGCATTGCCTTGTCTTTTGCGTACTGCTTTTCTGGTATGAGTTTGGCGCGGACGTTCAGGCGGTGCATCAACTCATGGATGGTTATTGCAATCCCGACTGTGGCTGGTGACTGATAGCGGATAATCCCGTACATGGACGATGCCCAGGTTTTGAGTGGCTTAGAAAACCATGAGCTCATCCCGCCAAAGACGGCGTTGAACGTTTCGATTGGCGGCAGTCCGGTGTATTTACTCAGGCGCCGAGATACGATGTAGATTGCATCTTCCACAATTGGGATAGTGTCGTCCACCCACAACTGCCGCTGATAGAATTTAATACTCATGGGGTCACCTCCGGAAATTCATTCCACTCTTGCCCGTCCAGCATGCGACCGGCTGCCTTCTTGCCAACACGCGCTAGCTCTCTGTGTTTAGTTGAGACTCCGTCCCCGATAAGGTATGTCCATTTGCTTCTGGAACTACCCCAGGGTCCTGTCATTCCTTTTTGGGGGGTTGTGTAAACTGATCGGTTCGGTATTTCGATCCACTCCCCCCACTGCTTGAAGAAATACGGCACGCCCGCCGCCTGGCACTGATCACGTACACTCCGCGCCCAATCTGGGTGCATCGGCCTGGCGTCTGGTCCGCTCTCGCCACCCATGATGATCCAGTCAAGAGGTAGTCTGCCTAGTTTGCGTCCACATCCCTCACAAGGATGCGATATATGGTGGTAACAACCAACGTGTTTGCATGGTGGATATGGCCCAAGCTTAAAATCCACCGGCCCCAGCGCAGGCTCATAGCTGACGAACCTTACCGCTGCCGGAGTCTGCAACAGGATCGGGATGCGCTCATCGGCAGTCTTTTGATCCTCGACAGAGACGCCAAGCCAGACGTTGGGCAGAGGCTTATCCAACAACTTTAGACTCATTGTTGCCAACCCAAACGCACCCGGCAGCCATTCGTTTACAAATCTATTCATCCTATCGGGGCGCTTTGTCAGGATTAGGAAGGTGTGCCGAGATGCTTCTGCCATCGTTATCCATACCCTCAGGATAAACTCAAGTGGCATATCCTCGTGGAACAGGTCGCTCATGCTATTGACAAATACCCGCCGCGGCTTGCGCCACTTCAGCGGATCTTCCAGGCGCTCAGGATGTACGCGCACATCCGTAAACTTGCGCGGGCTGCCATCCTCATTCGGCGGGTATTGCTTCGCCCAGAACCTGTTTGCAATCGTCTCTGCATAACAGTGCTTGCAGCCCTGGCTCACCTTCGTGCAGCCGGTCGTAGGATTCCAAGAATCTGTCGCCCATTCAATACTCGTTTTCGCCATCATTCACCGCCTTCCTGATACTTCCGTACTTGGTCGCCTATCGGTCCTTTGAGTTCTGTGCGTCCACCTGGCCAGCACTTAGCAAAATAATCGCGCCTGTATTGGTCGGTGGTATATAGAACTAATCCGTCAAAAAAACAGACGTACTGAATACGGTTGGTTTTATGCGCTAAATCTTTAGCCAGTTTCAATTCCCGTGCAATTTCTTCAATAGTTGTCCGGCTCATCACTAACCTCCTTCGGGTATTCAATAATCAGTTCCCTACCATCGTGTAACCAAATAGACCCAGGAGATTTCCCATGCCCGCAGCAACACGCTGCTGTATAAATTCCAGCCCTATTAAGCGCATCAACAATTGGCGCTATACAGGCGTCTATCGGTTTTATTGTCCAGCGCGCTTCTCCGGTATGACTAAGTGCGGCTGGGATTAGTACATTCAACTCTATCGAGGTTCCCCATTTACACATCAGACGCAAACTCCAAACTGCCGGTATTTCGCAACAAAGTTATTGGCCGACTTGTCGGTTCCAACTCTCGAAAATCCGAGGGGAGCTAAGGTTTTATCAAGAGCCTCTTCAATCTGGTGAACGAAATCGATATCGACTGGCCCTATATCGAAATCGACGAAATTGACATCCAGTTCCGTGACCGGCTCGTAAGTCTTGTCGAATATGTCCGGCTTGCATGGGTATTTCTCGCCCTTAACACCAGTGATGATCCAATCGCCAGGGGATACTCGCATATCGCCTTCGAGCGTCTCGATAACGGGATTGCCGTCGTCGTCTAAAACCATCCCTTCAATACGTACGCCAGGCCGCCATTGTTCTGCCTCAATAATGATTGGTCGCTTTCTAAACTTCGCCATCACTCACCTCCGTTAAGTAAAAACTTAGGAGCCATATCGCTCAGCTCGTGATTTGATACCTGGCTGACAGTCCTACCGTCTGGGAGCACCAGATATTCAAAGAACGCTGTCCGTGCTCCAAAGATCACCGCTTTGAGGCATTTGGCTTTGCAGTCGTGATACAGCATGGTCGCCGCCTGACGCCGGGCAGTTATGGCTGCTGATGGCTTGGTGGAGCGAGTTGGCAACACGGGCCACACCAAGCGATATTCTTCTATCCCAATCTCAAACCGTAGCATATATGCTGCTCGACCACCATGCTCCGCGCCAAATGCGTGAGACAGGACACTCCCACCCAGTGATTCAATAAGGGCGATTGCTTTATCGATCCAGCTATCCGGAGTTGACTTTCCAGAATCCCAAAAGTTCAAATCCTCACCACAAGGTAGTTCCATCACTCACCGCCTTCCAGGGCTTCACTCGCCATTCGTGCAATCTTATTTACCCGATACTCGCTCCAACCTTGCTGCCCGATGTTCAGCGCATCAGGGGCCAGCGACGTGCGCGCCAGGTCAAGGATTTCCTGAAGCTCATTCCTAAGCCTGTCCACTTCCGCTTGCAGGGCGGCAAGCTTAGCGAATGTCTGGTCGTAATATTCGCGCCTTACAATCACCACGTCCTGATTGGTCGTTTCGTCGCTCATTCCTCACCACCTTTCACACGGGCATAGTGGGCGCGCAGCGCGGCACAACTATAGCCTGGGTTTTGCTCAAGCTCTAGCTCCTCCGCCAACATGCGTGCATCCTCGTTGGCTTCTTTCAGTTCTTTCTTTAGTTCTACAGTACGGTTGACCATCTGCTTTAGAGCCCAGACACGCATGGCTCCGAGCCTTGCCAGCTTCAGGGCGTTGGCTTCTGACCATTTCTTGTAAAGCTTATTGGCCGTTGGCTTGCGTTCAACTAGCACCCTGCCGTTCTTGGTGACAAATAGAATTCCTGCTCGCTCTGGTACGAGATCTTCGCAGCCTCGCATCTTCTCTGGCATAGCAAACCACAACTCTTTGATCAGAAAACCATTTCGGTCGTGGTGGTGATACTTGTCGGCATCACGCTTAAGATCGGATTTTGACACTTTGATTTCGACCTCTTTGGCGCACATACTGGTAGTGTTTAGTACGCAAAGGTCAAGCTCGTAACCAAACATGCCCCAACTTACATTCGGAACAACGATATGCCGACGAATGTCAAACCAGTTGGCGATAGCCACTTCAATCTCTCTGGTGGTTTCGTAGTTCAACCATGCCTCTCTTTCAAAAACTCATCTAGATCAAAGTCGTCAAGAGAGTCGCCAATAATTGCTTGCATCTCCTTGCGCCACTCCATGAAGGTCTGTTTTACTTGCCCTTCCAGAGACTCAAAATCTTCGCCATTGCATTCTGTCAGCGGTTTTAAGAAAGCGCGGGCGGCTTCTCTTTCGGTTTCCAGCTGCTTGATCTTCGCCTTGGCTTCTTCCAGCTCCTTGCGCAGCTCAGCGATCACACTCGCCCGCTCTGCCGCCAGGCGCAGATTGTCAGCAGCCTTCTTGCGCTCCTGTTCAGCGACTTTTCGCCAGTAGGTATCCGGGGTAGGTAGCGCCGATGTCTCTGGTAGTTTCCCGAATTTATAGCTATCATCTATCTCGCTCATTGGTTTAGCTCCATTTCCTAGTTGGCTTATATCCGGCATTGATTAAATCTTGATGGTAAGTAGTCCTCTGGTAGGCTCCAAACTCCCAGGATAATGGCAGCGTTTCCAGGATTGCGATCAGCTCCGATTCTTCCTGGAAGGGCTTGCGTTTCATGTCCAGGTATCCCCTGCTGTTGTTCTTCACCCAGAGTCGCAACTCATCTTGGCTTGGAACTCTCCACTGCTTTCCAGTATCGATCAAGTCTTTCGGCGAAAACCAATTTACCTGTTCCGGAGCAATGCCAAAAGGTATCGCTTTGCAAAAATACTGAAGCGGGAATTTTGCCGGATCATCGAAAGTAAAATCCTTATGCGAAAGAACTTTCCCACTGCCTTCGCCGTAATAGCCTGGGTGCGAAAACGACATAACTATCCAGTACGGGAATACATCTTGAACATACCCAATCCATGCCCAGGATTGGACGCAGATCGTTCCCGGCTTCAGAACGGGGCCTGACACACTATCGAAAAGCGATAACTGGGAGACGCGACTTAATCCCATCTCTCACTTCCTCTTCCGCATATTGCGCCGGTTCCTGGCCGCCTTCTGCCTCCCGTCGGCGTAGCGCTTCGTCGCTCGGATGCCGGACGGCAGGGTGTGCTTCGATGCCCGGTGGTAGGCGGGCTGCTTGCGGTACAGGTCCGCAGGCGTGAAGAACTTTTCGATTAGCTGTTGGAGGTTCATTCGATCACCTTTTCCTTCGCTCCGTTTCCAGATACAGATGCCTTGACGGTTTCGAGATAATCAAACAGGGTCGGACTGGTTACCTGGCGCTCGATGTCCTGGCAGTAGCGCACGCCGGCGGCGAAGTAGTCCGAGTTCAATTCAATGCCGACGGCTTTACGGTTCAGCTTCATAGCTTCATAGGGAACGGTGAACAGGCCGGCGAAGGGATCGAGCACCAGGTCGCCGGGGTTGGAATAGAGCCGGATCATCCGCTCTACGGTGTCAAATGGCAGCGGGCAGACGTGATTCTCCAGGCGCTTGCGGCTTTGGTCGCTGTTTAGCGTGCGCATGAATACCACATCGTCCCACACCCAGCCATGCTTGCTTTCAGGCGGGGAATAGAAGAAGCTGGCAGGCAGGTTCCCGGCTTTCTCCTTCGCTTCCAGGTATTCGATATGCTGCTCGTAGTCATACAGCTCAGCCGGATCCAGCGGACCGTTGCCATTCGAGCGCCAGAAGCTATGCGCATCCACCTGCCAGCGCGCCCGGCTGAAATCGTCCTTGCTCTTTTTGATCGGTTCGTCTGCGTAGGCGTTCTCATTGGTTGACGGCGGCTTGCGAAACAGCAGCAGATACTCAGGCAAGCCGCTGCCCATCTTAGAGGCGTCTTTTGTCATCTCAGTCCAGCCCAGCCGGTAGGTGCTGGAATTTTCACGCACAACATCGGTAACGATGGTCCGGCGGCCTTCGTAGAGCCAGCCGTGTTTGCGAAAGGCCATTACGCACTCATCGCTAAACGGAGCGACTTCCATGAAGCCGCTGGGAGTCTGGTGACCGTACAGGATACGATCCTTGACGTGGATAGCGGCGATGCGCCCCGGTTTCAGGATGCGCAGCAGCTGCGGAATCAGGAACTCCATCTGTCCCCAGAAATCGGCGTCGGACGGGTTGTGTCCGAAATCTTCCACCTGGGCGCTGTATTCGTAATGGTTCCCGAATGGCACCGAGGTTGCTATAAGACCGAAGTGGTTATCGGGCATCAGGCGGGTTTCGGCTACGCAGTCGTTATTGATTGCTCGAAATAGCTTGCCGGTGACTTCCATGCGGTTTACTCCTATGCTCCTGGTCAAATCGCGGCGCATCGCTTCTTGCGACAGGCCGTATTGTTGAACGATGTCACGCATCTTGCGGGTCAGCCGGTCATGCTGCCCCCACTTGCGCTTGAGGGTTTCCACTACGCCGTCTTCACTTTCGGCGTAGATAATGTGCACGTCTACATCATGATCCTGCTGGAAGCGGTAGGTGCGGTGCACGGCCTGAATGAAATCTTGGAATTTATAATCCACGCCTAGAAAGATATTCGAGTAGCAGTGGCGCTGGAAGTTACAGCCGCTGCCGGCGATCTCCGGCTTGGTCGCCAGGATTGGGATGCTGCCGTGCACAAAGCCTAAGATGCGCTCTTCGCGGGTATCCAGGTCTTGCGAGCCGTATACACTGAGCGAGCCTGTGACGGCTTTCTCGATCGCCCGGCGCTCATCTTCCAGGTGATGCCAGAGTAGCCAGTGCCGATCGGGGTTATCGGCCATAATTTCCAGCATCTTCTCGATGCGGTCCGGCAACGTCGCCCGCTTCTCGGCGGCGGCTTCACGCACGCCGCCGGCCGAATCCAGATACAGGCGGCGCTGGCCGTAGTTATCGACGTAGTTCCAGGCACGGGTATGGTCGACATTGATCTTACGCCAGTGCACGTTTAGCTTAGGCAGGCTGTAGCCGTCGTCGGGATAGCCCAGGTCGGATGGTGTAAACAGGAACAGCGCCCAGGATGCTACCCACAGCCAGAATTCTTTTGCGTGCATCGGATGGATGGTCAGATGGCCGGCTTTGGCAGTATCGCGTTTGAACCAACGGGTAAGCACCTGGCCGTGATCCATGATGCCGAGGAATTCGGCGTAGTAGATCAATTCTTTGTAATCGTTGGGCGAAGGCGTTGCAGTGGCAACGAAACGATACGGGGTATTTGCGAACAGGTCCTTGAAGACCTGCGAAGTTTTGCTGCCCAGGTTGCGCAAGATCGAGCCTTCATCCAGCGATACGCCCGCCAGGCTTTTGATCGTTTCAGCGGTGATATTGCCATCGCGCACCCGCTCATAGTTGGTTATCAGGTACGGGGTATCGGCGGCGGCGGCTTCGGCGTCGGTGCGCACATACTGCCAGCGCATGTTTAGGACCGGGCCGTCTTCTTCGCTGAATTGATGCTTGACGCCCAGCGGACAGATGACCAGGAACCTGGCGCCCGTGCGCTCGTAGATCAACCGGGCAAGCTCGCATTGTATGCGGGTCTTGCCTAAGCCGAAGCTCATCGCAATCAGCGCTCGCCCCAGGTTGGCCGCCCAGCGCACGGCGTCATTTTGATGCGGGAAGTTAGCGGGGTGCAGGCGGGCGGGATCGACTTCGAAGCCGGTGTGCTCCACGTCTACAACCTTGCCTTCCAGGAATTGCAGGTATTCGGGGGTGTAGTTAGCGGTGGTTATCATCCTCACCTCACTCTGTAATCTTGCACGTGGCGGCAAAGCTGGCAGACGAAATGCTCCCAGTCACCGTTTACGAACAGGCTATGCGGCGTCTGTTTGCCGCAGTCTGCGCAGTACATCTGGCGCGCCGGCGTCTGCTGCGCAGCGGCTACCGCTTCGGCGGGCTGCTGCCGCAGGCGGGCGTGCGCCTGGCGGACAAGCTCTAAAAATGCGTTGGATAAATCGCTCATGTCGGGGTGTCTCCTATGATCAGAACGGGATGGGTTGGCTGAAGGCGCTGTCCTTGTCGCCGGTATCGAACCATTGCGCCTGACCGTCGAAGTCGGTCTTTACCAGGATGCTATCGGGGCCGTTCCTAAACTTCAATCCGACCAGACTGGCGGTGGTTTTTGCCAGTCCCATTTCGATAGCGGTCCTGTCACGGTGTATGCCGATCACCACGTCGGCGTTTTCCTCGATCTCGCCGCTGTCGCGCAGGTCCGCCAGGGTCGGCTGCTTGTCGGTGCGATCTTCCAGCTTGCGGTTGAGCTGAGCGGCGGCGATCACGGGGATGTCAAACTCGCGGCTGATCTGCTTATGCGCCCAGGAGATGCGCCCCAGGCGCTTGACTTCGTTGCTGCGAGCGTCATCATCCGCGAACAGGCGCAGATGGTCGGTGAATACGATGTCCGGCTTCAGGCTGGCGACTTTCTGCCAGAGCTGGTTGGTATTCATGCGCACGGTGTCATCGATCATCAACAGGTTGTTGTATTGATCGGCCAGCCTGCCGGACGCTTCCGCCAGCTTATCGCGCTGATCGTCGCTCAGGCGCTTCGCCATCATGTCCCGGTAGCTGATGCCGGCTGCGCCGCATGCCATACGAGCAATCAGATCCCGCTCGGACATTTCCAGGCTGACGAACAGCACTCGCCGGCGGTGGTGAGCGGCGACGCGGGCGGCTTGTAGCAGCAGAGCGGTCTTGCCCACGCCTGGCCGGGCGCAGATAACGTAGAAGTTCTTGAACCACCACCCGCCGAAAGCGTTGTGGAGCTTAGGGAAGGGCATGGCGACAGCCTTTACCCCGTCTTCATACAGGCTGGCGGTAAATTCCAGGAACGCATCGCCAATCGGGGAAATAGTCGCGGCGGCGCTCGGGCGGTTATTCTGCAGGGCTTCCAGGCTGCGCCAGGCGTCTTCGTAGCTGCCGTCGCCTACGGCCAGGGCGATGTCGGCCAGTTTGCCGGCGGCGTAGTAGAGCCAGCGTTCTTTCAGGATACGCTCCGCGAACGGGTTCAGGTCTTGCGGGTAAATCTCATCCGGCGCGCCTGATACCAGGTCATAAAGCAGGAGCGGATCGACGTTCATTGCGGCGGCGTCGCGGTCTTTCGTGGCGGTAAACTCTTTCCAGTAAGCGGATAGCCGCTCATCGCTGAAAACATCCGGGGCCAGCCAGCCGCATTGCTCAGCCGCGCGCTGCGGATTGCGGAAGGCGACGCTAGCGAAGATGCGCTCCGCTTCCAGCTTGCGGACCATCACGGCGGCGGATAGGTCGCTCATTCCCACACCTCCGAGAAGCGGCGCTCGGGTTTTCGGTTACCGTTGTTGGCCTGCGCTATGGTTTCCAGAATTTGTTCAGGGGTGGGCGGCTGCCCTTTCTGGCCGCGCCAGTCGTGCGTGTACCACCAATCGCCGGGGCTATAAAATGTTTTTACTTGCTCGGGAAGATAGCCGGCGACAAGCAATTCTTTTGACGGCTTAGCCAGCCTGCCAGCGTTGCGCTTGATCTTGTAGTCCAGTTTGGTGACATCGGACAAAACGCCCAGCATCTCAGCTTGCGGATTGACAACTCTTTCTTCAGTACTTATTGATTCAGTACTTAGTGATTCAGTACTTAATATATCTACCCCTTTACCATCGATGGTTGAACCATCGATGGATGACGGTAAGATGGTTGCACCATCTACCCTTGGGGGTAAGATGGTTGCATCCCCCACATGTGGGGTTTCGTGTATCACGGACACCCACTCAAACTTACCACCCCCCTTATTAAGACGCTCGCGTTCCAGGTAACCGTATTCCTGCAACTCCTTCAGGATGCGCCTGATAACTTTAATACCAGCTGGTCCGCTGTTTACCAGATCACTGAACATCACCTGCCAGTTATCGGGCTTGCTGAGCAAGTAGCCCATCACGCCGCGGGCCTCCCATGACAGGCGCTCATCGTTGAATGGCTCATTACTGGCAGCAAAGTACTTGCTGTCTTTTACGACTCTAATAATGCTCATTGTGTACCTTCTATTTGTGTCCTAAAACAACGCCGGCTGCCGCTCTGGGGCGTAGCGCCCCCAGCGCCGCTCGGCGGCTGCTTTCAACGCCTTCTCCTGCTCGAGCAGGTCCATTGCCCTGGGGCGCACTTCACGGTCTAAAAATTCGGTAAGCTCGCTCCAATCCGAGGCCAGGTAGTAGCCGCCGCCTTCGCCGCCCGTGGAGCATATCGGCTGCCCGGCTTTGCGCAGCTGGTTGATTGCCGCACGCATAGCGCGCTCGTGGAGGCGGAAGCCGATCATGTCCAATTCCAGGCGCAGGCTGTCGCGGCTGATGGCCTGCTCGCGCCCGGTGTGGAAGCTGAGCACGCGCAGGATAGCCCGGTCCAGTCCGGCGGGGAGATTGTCAATCATCTTTTGTACGTCCATCGTCGCTCCCTTCCAGCGGGTAAGCCGTCAAAGACAGGTAGCCGTTGAGAATGCGCTGCCACGCTCGGACCTGGCCGCTGTCGGCTACATCCGCCGGGATGGTCAGCAGGCTGACCACCTTGCCGTGCTTGCGGATGACGCCAACGATGCGCTCGCCTACCGGCGTGGGCGTTTTCGCTTTATGGGGTTTCATGGCTTCACCCCCAGCGCATAGCGGGCGGCGGTTTCGATCCTTGCCACCCAATTTGCGTCTCTGCGCCTGCCGCAGTCCGGGCAGGCGAGCGGGACGTGGCCGGTAGCGCCGTAGAAGCCTTTGCAGTATTCGCAGTACTGCACATCCGCCTGGACTTCGTTATCCACCGCAAGCTGGAAGGGATCATCCAGCCGGGCTGAGATGCGGGTCAGGATCCATTCGCCGCTGCTCATGGCTTTTTCTCCGGCGTGCAGGTAACCCGCTGCTTTTGCCTGGCCTCCCACTCGAGGCGGTCCAGCAGGTCGTCGGTTTCGCTGGCTTTATTGGCAAGCCCTAAAGCAAGCGAATAAACCACAATGACAACGACGGCTGCTAAAGCTAAGATCAAAATGACATAGACCATCATTTACCTCCTGGGGTTAGCCCGCCAGATCACCCGCTTTTAGTATTGCCGGGGGATGACAGGCTTGTTATGTTTATGTATCGTTAGGGGACGTGGAATTTATGCGACAATGTAGCCGGGGGCGATGGTGAGACCTGCCAAAGTCGCATCACCCCCGGCCCAGGCTGGCAATCCTCGGATTGCAGCTTTTAGGTTCGGGAGAGTGATACAAGATGCCTACGCAGACTGCAACCAACTTGGCGACGGCGCTTGAGCTCGATCTGTCTAACGCCGTTGAAACCTTTATTGCCTTGGACCTGGCGGATAAAGCGCCGGCCACCCGCCGCTGGTACGCGCACCGCTTACACGATCTGGTAGAGATGCTGGGCAACAAGCCTTTGGTTACGGTGCTGGAAGTGGACCTGCTGGCCTGGAAGGCGGAGCTGATCCGGCGGGATACGCTCTACCAGGGCAATACCACCCGCCCGGCTGAGACGGGCAGCCTGTCGCCGCAGACGGTATCCGGCTACGTGCGAGCCGCCCGGCGCTTCTTTCGCTGGCTGCTCGAGCACGACTTCTTGCCGGATAACCCGGCGCGCTTGCTCAAGCCGCCGCGCAAAGGTAGGATCGGGGAGAAGGGCATCTCGGATGCGGACGCCGGCAAGATGCTGGCCGCCGCTTACGAGCAGCCGAGAGATTACGCAATCCTGTATTTCGTTTCAGATACCGGCTGCCGGCTGGGGGGTGTGACGCATCTGGCGTTGGGGGATCTGTTTCTAGATCATCCCAAGCCTGAGATGCGCCGTGTAGCTTTGGTGCGTGAAAAGGGGGATAAAACCCGCCCGGTGGTGATGACCGAAGGCGGGCTAGGAGCGCTCGAGCGCTGGCTGGAAGTGCGCCCTGCGGACAGCGGCTTTGACGCCGTGTTCCTGGGTCGCTGCCCCGGTACGCCCTGGCACCCGCTGCAAGAGGCCGGGATTTATGGCATCTTCAAGCGTTACGCTCTGGCGGGTGGGGTAGGCGGCGCCTGGTCGCCGCATCAGTGGCGGCATCGCTTTGGCCGCCGCATGGCTGCCAATGGCATGAACCTGGGGACGTTATCGCAGCTCATGGGACATTCAACAAGCTCCGTAACGGTCGAGCATTACGGGATGTTTTCGGTTTCACATCTGCAGGAGGCGTATGACCGCTTCTGGCAGAAGTGAAACGATGCGGGGGACTTTATCGCCCCCGGGTTGTTTTTCGGATCGTACAGGGGACTCACGCGCTCCACCTGTGCGGCAGGCAGGACTTAAAATCCCCCGGTAGTAATACCGTGTGGGTTCAACTCCCACCCGCCCTACTAATTTCAATTGCATATTCAGTTTGTAAGGTGCAAGGTGCTGTATGTCTGATAGCTTGATTGCTTTACAACTCCAGCTGGACGAGCTGCAAGAAGGCCGGCGGCGTGCGTGAAGCCGCCGCCGCTGCCGCTCAATCTCACTAAGGATTGGGCTGCTGGGTCTCTTGATCGGCGCTGGCCTGGCGTTCGTTCTGTCGTCCGCCTGGTACGTCGGGGCGTTCATCGCCCTGGCGGGGGCGCTGGCATCTATGACGCAGGCTGGCAAGCGCTCCGACGCTCGGGCGAAGCTGGCGGAAGTGGAAGGCCAGATCGCCGGCTTGCGAGCGCAGATGATCGAGAGAGCCGGATCGTAAGGTGCTGGCAAGGTTGCCGCTTTCCCCGGACGGTAGGAGAGAAAGTTAGAGAAAACCCGTCCGGGGATACCAGTAAGCGGCCAGAGCATCCTGGGAGGGGCAAGCCTAGCGGCGGATGCTCGGAACCTTCTTGCGCGGCCTACCACGCCTGGCGGCCTGTTTTTCGCCCGTGCCGTCACAGGCCTGGCAGTCGCCGGTGTAGTCACAGGTCATGCAGCCGTAGCCTTCGCAGGCCTGGCAGTTGCCGGATCCGTGGCAGATGTGGCAGGGTGTCGCTAGCTTAGCTTCTGAATTATCTTCGTAAGGTGCGGGATGGCTCATCGCTGCTTTCCCCATAAAAATACCCCACGCGGGCGACATGACGCAATCGCCCGGCGGGGTGAATAGGTAGGGTTATTTGGGGGTTAGTACGTAAGGGTTAGGCATGATCCACCCCTCCGGGTGGTCTTGCGCCCGCTCTCCTGGTTGACTGTGGCAGGTCCGGTCAGGATTGGCGGGTGAGCTTGATGGTCCGGTGCTTATTCAGGCGCTGGACCGTCTTGTTTATTCGGTCTCCCCGGACGTTACGAACAGATCGCCGGGCTGAACGCCAAGAGCGTTGCAAATGCGCTCTATGGTTTCAACGTCGATCCGTGAGTATGCGCCACGTCGCAGGGCTAGAGCCTGGTTGTATGTCAGGCTGGCAGCTTCAGCGAACTCAGCGGTACTCATATTACGCTGGTCCAGTAATGCGGAGACCGTCAACCGGACGGTCATTGGGGACATCTGACTTAGCATCGAACCTCCTTTAGCTTGGATATAAGGATTGTATAGTATATTCGCTTTTATGTCAAGTAGTTAATAATAGCACATCTTACCAACCCACTCCCCCAGCCGGTGGAGTCCGCCAAGACGCCGGCTGGGGAATGATGGCCGCCACAATCCTACTGTGGTATGCAGGAGAAACTTACCTCCTTTCGCGTGGATTAGTTAGGATGTGTGCTATCCGCTGGCGGCTGCGGCGGTAGCTGATCTATTCCCGCTCGCGCAGGTGTTCGAGTATGCCGACCAGGGACGCGGCGATTGCGCCCTGTACCTGGTCCGGGTCTACCATCCCCTTGGCTATTTCCAGCCAGTCTACCGGGGTGGGCAGCGCCTTCAGCTCTTGCAGCTTGAGGTATTCCTTATGCGCCATTGCCAGGGCGATTTCGATAGACGGGGTTTCGTGTGTGGACAATCCGTTTCCGCCCAGAGCAGCCCGCTTCCCGGTGCCCCTGGCGCGCCAGACGATAAACTTAGCCCCGCTGGGAGAGTTACGGTTGCGCACGACGCCGATGGGGGTGTATTCGCCGGGGACATGGATATTGACATTCTCGCGCCCGTAGACAGTCAGGAACGGGGCAAGGCAGGTAGGGATCAGCGTCTCAAACTCCTGGCGCACTTCCCGGACCAGCTCGGCGCGTTCCCATTCTTTATCTAAAAATTCATGGTCAAGCTGCTCCTGGCCGTATCCGGTCAGGCGCTGGATTTCCTTCTCGCGCTCAGCGGCTTCGAGGTTCAGATCTGTCATGGTGTCTCATCCTTTCGATTGCCGCCCGGCCCTGGGGGATTGTAGAGCCGGGCGGCTGGTGGCAAGCCAGACTATCGATCCAAGATATGCTGACTTCGCCAGCTAAGCTAGCGACGCTAGCCTTAGCTCAGGGGTTATTCCCGCTCCAGGCGGGTGACCTTGGTCGCCTTGCCGTTTTCGTCGGCGGCATAGTAGGCGGTGAACCCGTTCAGGCCATAAGCCTGGCGGGGATCGAGCGCATCCACATCGAACCCGGCAACCTTCAAGACTTCGGGCCAGATAGCGACGCCATATTTGCTGAAGCGCCCGCCCTTGACCTTCCAGTACAGCTTGCCTTCCAGGATCGAGCCTATCAGGCTATCGGCGGCGAAGCTCTGATCCTGGCTGGTGTGCGCATTTCCGGTTGTAGCAGGCGGCGGTGTGGGTGTGGTATTGGGTATCCCCGAAGCGGGGGGCTGTGGAGCAGCAGGCTGCTGCGGCTGCTGGCCGACGGGCTTGGGCGTGACATGATACTGGTCGAGCAGGCCAACGAAGCGGGCGAAGCGCTCCATAAGCCGGTCTTCGTCGATATCGCGCAGGGTAAACTGTACGTTCCAGCCGGCCTTGGTGATGCCAAAGAAGTTCATGCTGGCGGGTGATTCGGACAGGTTTTTTAGGTCTGCCATCTCGGGTAGTTCTGGCTTGCTGGTTTTCGTTTGATCGGACATTCTAATCTCCTTTGCCGTCCTGTTCGGTCACGGCGTCTAAAAGATGGACTTACTTCTTATCGACCTTCTCGGTCTTAGGATCATAATGCTTGCGGTCGTATTCAGCCTGCTCCGCTTCGATCCAGCATAGAGCGGCGGCTAAGATCACCAGGGTAACGATTGCCAGGATATATAACATTATTCCCTCCCGCGGTAGTGCGCAAGCACCGCATACGGGCGGCAGATGCTGCAACCGGCGCTGTTGACGCCGTTGCAATCGCACTCACGCCCGGCGGCTTTATCCTGCTCGATCTGGTAAGTAGCCCAGGCGCAAAGAGCCAGCGCTTCTTCGTCGATGGTGCCGGCGAAGTACAGGCGGCGGGCGTGCTCACTCACCCGCTCTTGCCCGGCTGTATCCAGATCGAAATACTCATCCGGCAGACATTCCAGGTAGCAAGCGTAATCTTCAACCAGCCTGGAGACTGGCAGGGTTTCGATTTTATCCAGCGTAGCTCCAAATGTGCGCTCTGCGAGTTGTGCGCCCGTGATGGTATCCTGGCCGCTGAAGCCGCGAGCGACCCAGGCCAACAGGAGCGGGTGCCATACGTAAGCCGCCTGGCGGGTGATCAGCTCAGTCGCGCAATCCAGGCAGACGTAGCCCTGGCGATGCCCGATGTAGCGCACGCCTTCGCCAGCCTGCAAGCGGCGGCTGCAATTGACGCAGTCACAAGCGCGGGGAGCGACAAACTCAGTCGCCAGCCGCAGCCGGCTGTCGGCCTGTGGGTAGATATCGGGATTGGCGACCGTCTCGGGTGATCCGAAGGTAGGGGCCTTGCGCATGGTGGATTGTGGTATGATTTCGATGGTCATATTGGGTGTCTCCTTTCTGACCGGCCCGGCGGTGTTAGCGCATCGTCGGGCAAACTGTTTGTTAAGTTGTTAATTACTTAATACAAGTATAAACTATTTTATGTGGAATGTCAAGTAGTTAACATTAGAAAAACTTACATTAGGGTAAGCAATATTCTTGACTCACATATGTTACAATCATCCTGCTACTTGTGGTCCAGGGTTACTTACTGTAATTTTGACAGAGACGCCTTTACCAATTACCTGGCTTACCTGCCTGTATTGCAAGCACCGTCTTGCGCCAGTGGTGATCAGAGACGGTGTGCCTGTGATACCGGTGATCAGCTTCTCGATAGTGGTTTACATCGAGCAGGCTGAGATTACGTGCCCGCAGTGCCTGACTGTGCGGCGCTTCGAATACAAGCCGCCGGTGAAACGCAGGGCGGCGAAGCTGGAAACTGCAACGGTTTAGGGTTGACATCAAACTGAAAAGTCTATATACTCAAATCTGAACACGGTGCGAGTTATCCGAAACGGATAACGCCGTGATCCAGCCGGGTGACGCCTGGCGACGCTCCTTCGGGAGTGCGCCTGGCGTTTTTTGTTTAACCGCTAACGATGGTCGAAATGGAGGCACAATCAAATGACACCTGAAACTTTGGCACTGGTAGCCGGCGTTGTACTATCGCTGGCATTTTCGTATATCCCCACCTTGCGCACCCGCTTTGCCGAGCTGGCAAAAGAAACTCAGCAACTGGTGATGCTGGGGCTTATGGCCCTGGTTGCCCTGGGAACCTACGCCCTGGCGTGCTTTGGCATCCTGTCGGACCTATTTGGCCTGGACATGACCTGCGACAAGATCGGCATTCTGGGATTGGTCCGGGCATTTATCTTTGCGATCATGGCGAACCAGGGAGTATACAAGCTGACGCCCCAAAAGGTGGATGTACAACTGGCGAAGGCGGAGCGAGACGGCACTGCTGATCTGGGCGTGGGGAGAGGATAAAGGAGCCGCCGCATGGATAACTGGCTGCCGATCTTTGTTGCCCTGATCACTGGCCTGTTAGGTGGCGGCGGCGTCGCCTGGTATCTAGCCGGATCACAGCGGCGAATCAACGACGCAGAAGCGGTACTCCGGCTGGCAGACGCCAGAAAGAAAGGGGCTGAAGAAGACGAGCTGGCCGCCAAATCCTGGGTAATGCTGATCCAAACCATGAGCAATCAATTAGCTGCTTATCGCCTTGAGATAGACAAACTCAAGGACGAGGTAAGGGAGCTACGAACCTACATCAAAGATCAGGGGTTGCTCGACCCACCCCCTTAGAGCGACTTGAAAGGAACGGTAAATGTCAATCGATTTGATCCTGTACGTTGTAGCGTTTATCCTGATGCTGCTGGCGGCCTTCCAGGTCCCGGCCAAGGTTTCCTGGTATCACCTGAGCCTGGCAGCCTTGATCTTGAGCCTGGTTGTATAAGCAGCAAGTGGACAGCATGCCGGATTTGCAGTCCTTGCAGAATGTCAATGGCGTCGTGTTCTTGCTGGCATTGTTCGCATGGGTCCAGGCGGCAAGAAAAATTCCGAAGTACCGGGGGCTGGTTGTAGCGCCCATTTTCTACTGTTTTGCGACGGTGGTCTTTTACGTGATGGACTACTTTTTCAACTCGCAAGCGATAGGAAATACAACCGCCTACACGATCGCTTCGGCTTATCTGAGACTGGTTGGTGGATTGCTGCTCCTGGGCATCGCCATCATCGTCATCGCAGAATACCGGGAGAGGGGCAAATGAGTGAAACCACCATTATCACCATCATCAGCTTTTTGCTGGGTGGCGGCACCATTGGGGCGCTGATCAGCTTCTGGGCAAACCGCAAAAAGACGGATGCGGAAACAGATAACCTAGTCATCGAAGGGGCTACGGCGCTGCTCAGGCCGCTGACCGAGCGGGTAACGTGCCTGGAAGGTGACCTGGCCACCGAACGGAAACGGCGCAGTGAATTGAATGATGAGCTGGAGAAAGCCAAACGTGAAAGCGTGGAGGCCAACCAGCGGAACATTCAGCGCATTGTCGCTTTGGAAGAGGCATTGATCGGCAAGGACGCTGAGATTGCCAAGCTGCAAACCGAAGCCGAAACACTGAAACAGCAAGTCGCAAGGCAGCGCCAGCAGATTGAAGACCTGGAAGCGCAGCTCGAGGAGCTGAAGCAGACGCCAGTTACCAAACTGGAAGGCGGAACGGTGATTATCAAGCGTAAGGGCACCGGTCCTTTGAAAGAGAGCAAAACATGAGCCTGTTATCCGGTAAAGGTTATTTCATGTGGAAGGCGATCAACTGCAACGCCGGGCGCCCGCAGGAGATTGCCGCAGCCGCCTACGCCGCAGATCTGGGGCACGTGCTGATCAAGATCGCGGACGGGGTACTTGGCTACAACCAGTCTGTAAACGTCCCGGCCATCGTGGAAGCTCTGCAAGCCTACGGCATCGAAGTCTGGGGCTGGCAGTATATCTACGGCCAATCGCCGTCCGTCGAAGCGCAGGTTGCCATTCGGGAAATCCTGCGCACCGGCGTGACCGGTTTCGTGGTCAATGCTGAGCGCGAGTTCAAAGCGCCCGGCATGGCGACGGCGGCCATCGCCTATATGTCCGCATTACGCTCAGGGGTTTCTGACCTGCCAATCGCCCTGAGCACCTACCGTTTCCCGTCCTTGCACCCGCAATTCCCCTACGCCGCTTTCCTGGCGCGCTGCAACCTGGCTATGCCGCAGGTGTACTGGCTTTACAGCCACGACCCCGTGCAGCAGCTCACGCGTAGCCTGGCAGAGTATCGCCGGCTAACCAGTCTGCCGATCATCCCCACCGGGGCCGCCTGGAAGCAAAACGGCTGGCAATCCACGCCCGCCGATTGTAACGCCTTCTTGCAGGCTGCGCAGAGCGCCGGATTGCCGGCGGCCAACTTCTGGAGCTGGGACGCATCGCAAAACCTGCCGACCTGGGACGCCATTGCCGCCTACGACTGGCCGCCTGAGCCAGCGCCGCTGCCGCCTTCGCCGCCCGAACCGGAGCCTGAACCCGTACCCGTACCCGTACCGCCTATTGTTATCCCGGAGGAAGATATGAATATCGAGCAAATCAAGGCGCTTCAGGAAGAGTTCCCGGAAGCTGCCATCATCATCAATATCAATTTCAGCGCCGAGGTATCCGTCCCCGAACCCGAGCCAGCGCCGGATCCGGAGCCAGAGCCTGAGCCAACACCACAGCCGCCCGCTCCGTCTGCTTACCTGGTGCGCGTGACGGCTGATCCACGCGCCAATGCCCGCTTCACAAAGGCCAACAACGCCGTCGGGCTGCCTATCATGCAGATTTACCCAAGCGACAGCAGCCTTACCAGCCAGCGCATCCAATTCACGGTAGGCGACTTGCTGCCCGTCGATCCGAAGGGGCTGCGTGCTGACGGCGGCGAAGACTACTTCAAGCTGACCGGCAAGCGCGGGCGCGACGGCGAGACGCTGTACATCCGTGACGACGACTGCATCAAGACCTGGTAACGCATGAAGCTATCCTTCTTCGTGAGCAACCGCCTGCTACGGCATGTAATCCAGCGCCGCATGTGGCGCATGATCGTAGCGGAGATCGAAGCCGTTGACAGCCGCCGGGTGCTGTGGACAGACCGGCGGCTGAAGGCGCGCACGCTGCTGCTGTGGAGGCGGGACGGGTGAGCGAATCGACAAAATCGACACTTAAAAAAGAGGCGGACCGCAAGCCTTACACCGACTTCACGGACGAGCGCCGCGCGCGCTTCTTGACCGTCCTGGAGCGCACCGGCAACGTCACGGCGGCGGCCAAAGCAGCGCGCGTAAACCGCTCCACCGCCTACGACGAGCGCGAGCGTAGCAAGGAATTTGCAGCCGCCTGGAAGGAAGCCGTTGAAGCTGCCATCGAAGGCATGGAGCTTGAAGCGCACCGCCGGGCAGTGAAGGGAACGCTGAAGCCAGTGTTCTATCAAGGCGACGTCTGCGGCAAGATACGCGAATACTCGGACACGCTTCTGATCTTCATGCTGAAAGCGCACAAGCCCGAGAAGTACCGGGATACGGTCGAGCACTCCGGCTCGCTGGCGGTAGCCACGCTCAGCATGGCCGAATGGAAAGCGCAAGCCGAAGCGCGCCGGCTGAAAGCCGCTGAAGTCATGGCGACCTTTGAAGATGACGAAAACGACGCCGGGGAAGCAGATGCGTGAAGCAGTTTTCCCTGCGCGCCGAATACCTGCTAGACAGTCTTGATCTACCCGCCGCTACGGGCGTTGAAGATGCGCAGTGGGAACACTTCCAGCTTCAGCACCTGAACGACGATAGCACCTTCAGAATTGAAAACAAATCCCGCCAGATAGCCTGGTCGTGGACTGTAGCCGCCGAAGCGATAGCGGATGCGCACCTGCAAGGCGACGGCACCATCTTTGTGTCGATCAACCAGGAGGAAGCCGCCGAGAAGATCCGCTACGCCCGCCAGATACACGAAGCCATCAGCCTGGCAGGAACGCCGCGGCTGATCCGTGACAGCGTAATGAGCATGGAGTTCGACAACGGGGCGCGGCTGATCTCGCTGCCCAGCCGCCCGCCACGCGGCAAATCACGCATGAACGTGGTGTTGGACGAATTCGCCCACGTTCAGCGCGATCGGGATGTTTACACGGCGGCGCTGCCGGTCATCTCGAAGGGTGGCAGGCTGCGAATTGGCTCATCGCCGCGTGGGGCTTCGGGTGTGTTTTGGGAAGTGGCAGAGCAGAAGCTGCGCAAGTACCCCGGCTACCGGCGCAAACGTACCCCGTGGTGGGAAGTAGCCGCCTTCTGCGTCAACGTAGCAGCTGCTCGCAAGCTTGCGCCGGCGCTGACCACCGAGCAGCGAGTAGCGTTATTCGGCAATGACCGGATACAGGCGATCTTCGCCAATATGCCGGAAGATGATTTCGGACAGGAGTACGAATGCCAGATCGTAGACGAAACCACCGCCTGGATATCCTGGGACCTGATACGGCGCAATCAAGAGGCCTTCGAGAGCGGCCACATGCGCTGGTACCGGGCGTCCAACGTAGACGACGCCCTGGCGCTGATCCCGCTGGTCCTGGAAGCGATCTCAGACGGTCACATGGAGCCGTCGCTGGCCGGCGGGATCGACATCGGGCGCAAGAAGGACCTGAGCGAATTATTTGCAGTCGGGCGCACGACGGACGGGCGGATGCCGCTGCGCATCGCCGTGTCGCTGGACCGGGTAGAGTTCGACGACCAGGCGGCCTGCTTCACGCAGCTGATCGAGCGCCTGCCGTTTACGAATGTGCTGGTCGATCAGACGGGCATTGGCAACCAGCTCGCAGAGCACCTGGAAAAGACCGGCAAGGCAACCGGCGTGACATTCACCAACGAGCGCAAGGCGCTGTGGGCGATCGAGGCGAAGCTGCAAGCGGAGCGCGGCAACGTGCCGCTGCCGCCGGACCGGGAGATTGCCTACCAGGTGCATTCCATTCGCAAGACTACGACGGCGGCGCGCAATGAAGTCTATGACACGGAGGCCAACGAAAAGCATCACGCCGATAAATTCTGGGCCTGGGCGCTGGCGATCTACGCTGCGCAGGGTTCCGCGGCGAGCTTTGTGGTGAGGTACACATAAATGGTTGACGCAATCGAAATGAGTTACCTGGACGCTTTAGCGCAGTCCGAGCTGGACTTGCAAAGCGACATCGCCCTATGCCGCCGCTATCATGAAGGCAAGCACGACACGCTGCTTACCGAGCGCATGAAAGAGTTTTTGGGCTTGCACAAGAACAAGCGGGCGCAGTTCAAGATGAACCTGATCCGCTCCGTGGTAACGGCAATCAGTGAGCGGCTGCTGGTATCCGGCTTCGATAGCACGGAGCCGGCGGACGCTGAAGGCGTGAAGCTGCAAGCGCAGTGGGCATGGGACCTGTGGCAGGCTAACCGCATGGATGCAATCCAGGTAGACGTGCACGACCAGGCGCTGGTATCCGGCGAGCATTTTGTGATCGTAGACTGGGACGCCGCCAAGCGCCGCCCGCATTTCACACCCACCCCGCGCTACACCGACACCACCGCCGGCGGCGACGGCTACGGGGTGCTGATGGTCTACCCGGACGGCGACATCTATTCCGATCCTTTGTATGCCGTCAAGCAGTGGACTGAAACGATCGTGGTCGGCGGCGAGCGCCGCAGCCGGCAGCGCCGCACGCTCTACTACCCGGAGCGCATCGAGCGTTACGTGCGTGGCGACGGCGGCGGGACGTGGCGGGAGTACGAAGGCGTACCGCCTGCAACCGCCTGGCCGCTGCCCTGGATTGGCAGCGACGGCTTGCCGCTGGGCATCCCGGTCGCCCACTTCCGCAACAAAGATCTGCGCCCTGAAGCCCTGGACATCGTGCCCATGCAGGACGCGGGCAATAAGACGCTGATCGACCTGCTGGCATCAGCGGACGTTTCCGCCTTCCGCATCTTCAAGGCTTTCGGGTTTTTTCCCACTTCCGACGGCAAGGAACCTAAAACGGACGGGTCGAACGCGCAGCGCATCGCTCCAGGGCAGATCATCGGCTCGACCAAGGGGCCGCAGGATGCGAGCTTCGATGCGATCGAAGCCGGCGACCTGAGCCAGATATCGGAGGTGCTTTCGCAGCTCGTGCTGCTGACCGCTATCGTATCCGACACGCCCGCCAGCCGCTTCATGCAAACCCGCCAGGTATCCAGCGCCGAAGCCTTGCGCGAGCAGCGGGAGCCGCTGGAAGCGAAGGTGGTCAACCGCCAGACGCTGTTTGGCAACGGCTGGGAAGATGTAATGAGTATCTCCCGCCGCCTGTCTAACCATTTCGGGCAAGCCGGGCTTGACGAAAGCCAGCGCCTGACAACGCTGTGGAGCAGCCGCCAGACGCTGGAAGACGTGGCCGCCAAGCGGCAGCTGGGCGTGCCCGAGGAACAGTTGTGGATCGAAGCCGGTTACACGCAAGAGGAAATTGCAGCGATGAAGGAAACCGACGAATACCGGGCGCGGTCGATGATGCGCCAGATAGGATTGGGCGGTGAGGGGTGAGTTACTCGCAGCACTCGCGCTCGATCCGGGCGGCTTTGGCGGCAGGCGACACCTTAGCGGACATCCTTGCGCGGCTGGGCACGACCGAACATCCGCGGGGATTGGTCTTGACCGCATACCGTACGGCGCGCCGGGCATTGGCAGGCAACCTGGCGAACCCGCGGGCGGTATCCGATGCGCTGGCGATGCTGCGCTACACGTTGGAAGCGGCGATCACAGAA